CCTGAGACAAAGGGTTTACTCTTGGCTATCGCCAATAAAGAGAGACAACAGGCGATTGACATTCGTGATGGGCTGCTTGCAACCCTTCATGGATACCAGGGGGTGAAAAGAATCAAAGATGCTTACGTTGATTGTATTCGTGTGTGCTGCAGTCAGTTAAATTAAATCAACTTGACATTCTTCCACCGGGACAGACTCGATCTGTATTTCGTCAATTTCAACGTCGCAGATGCCTTTCTGACGCATGGCAATTACACTGTCCCAGAACGCCTTCATGACTGGTAGATAACGTGCAAACCATTCACGGTCACGTGGAACCTCGACGATGACAAACTCCTCGGGTGGTCCCTGTTTGTACTGAAGGAAATCACACACCTCAAGGTCCATAATTTCAAGCAAAAGTTGAATCTGTGGCAGGTAATATCCCGGAACTTCAGGTTTAATCTTTCGACTCAGAGGGCACTTAATCTCGAGGAGTCGACCCGATTCCGTGATTCCATCAGGACTTCCGCCGAGAAATTTGTGTACCGGGTGTTGCACAAGACCAATCTCGTGTGAAATTTGACCATGACGCATGTCGTACAAATCACGAACCATGGGTTCGAGACGAGTTCCGTGTGCCGTCGCTTCGTTTCCCGCCCACGGACGCGCAGCGCCGCACTTTTTTGCCAAAAGTCCTTCAGGTTTTTCATATGGATTGAGTCCAATTGCTGTCGCCGCATCGCTCGCAGTCAGCAGATTTCCACGGAGGTTGAGCCACTCCTGACTGCGCTGATCGGCATATGTTTGTTCGATAAGTTCTTTTGCACGTGGGTGCATCTTTCAAATACAAGGCACAGACTGTTTAACTCAACGTAAACTTCTTCTCGCGGTTGAGCATGCGCATCGCGCGCGCCTTGGCAATCTTGAGTCGATCGCACTCCTCCGCCGCCTCCTCCATCTCGAGCTCGAGCCGGTACGGAGCCGTAATCTGGCGAAGCTCGTCGGCGCGCGTCTTGGCTGGCTTCACCTTGGGTGGGTTCTTCTGATAATTCTGCCAAGCCACCTTTGCCTTTTTGTACTCTTCAAGGCTCCGCTCAAGTGCCACCTTGTTGTGATCGAGATATCCCTCGAGCTCAGTCATCTTCTGTTCATGCAGACGGATCTTTCTCTCGTCACTCAGACGTCCGTATTGACGCACAGCATAGCCGATGTGCTCGTCGCACGCATCCCGAAGCGCCGCAGCAGTTCCAGGACACTCGTCTCTGACCATATCGAGCTCGCTGTGCGCCTCCATCTGAAAGTACTCGAGGATAGCGTGACGCGCCGAAGGCCACACAGGGTAGTTCGCATAGTCCGACGCAGTTGAACGCCATTTGCATCCGTCTGCACAGTACACATAACCGTTGGCATCAAGTGCGAAGCAAATGCCCCACCCCATTTCTACTTTTTGAAACGGTCTGTCGTCTTAAGTGCAATCTGGGCTGCAAATTGTTCCGCCTGTTTCTTCGTACTTCCAAAACCTGAACCATGTGGAACACCATCCACAACAACCTCGATATGAAACGTGCCGTTGTATTGACCACGAACATGGTACTCTGGTAAGGGTACTTTGTTCGCTTGACACCACCGCATCAACTGGTCCTTGTAGTTGTCATCAGTGAGGTTCATATCGATGTGGTCAAACGCCGCAAACACAAACGACTTGGCGTGAATCATCCCCATGTCGAGATAGATGGCACCGACAAGCGCCTCGAAAACATCCTCGAGGATATTCTCATTCGTGTTCCAGCCGTTACGCATCCCCTTGTCATCCATGAGGACCCATTTATCAAGTCCGAGTCGTTTTGAAATTTCGCAGAGCGTCTTGCCTCTCACGAGTTTGGTACGCGCCTTGGTTAAAAAACCCTCCTGCTCCTCTGGGAACTTTTCAAAGAGAAATCGCGTAATGATAAATCCAAGAACGGAATCACCCATAAATTCCAGCGTCTCATACGAGCCTTCAAGACCCTTGTACTTTTTGAGTGCTGATTTATGCGTGAAAGATCTGCGGTACAACTTGATGTCATTAATTTTAGTTCCTACAAGGCGTTCAAGCGCCACGCGGTCGATGTTTGGGGCATCGATGAGCTCTGGCGATTCAACGGTTTCCATTTTATAGTACACACATTTTGTTTTTAAGTCCAACAGGAATCCTGTTGTCCCCGGGGCTCAGGACTTGACACCAATCTGGGGATGCCCCTGGAAAGCCGGGATGTACCCGGGACCAGTTGTTCCCGCCACATCAATCATTTTAGCTGCGTCTGATTTCTTCATAAACATGAAGAAGAGAGCGACGAGAATCAGAAACAGAATCAGTAGTTTATGCATATTACATTAGACTGTGGAAAAAATCCAGCATGCAACACCGATTGTTTCACGCCTTCTTCACCGTCGGGCGCTTTGCCACGGCTGGCTTTGGCGTCTCAGCCTCGACAGCTGCCACGGGAGCCTTCTCCTTCACGGGCTTCTCCGCCTTGATGTAGTGCTTGTTGATGTACTTCTGGATGTTCAGGAACGTCACCTGTACGTCAGCTGGGGGGTCGAGGATAGCCTTCAGAGAGGCATCCATGTTGATGTTCTGACCCTGCTTCAGACCCTTCTCCGTCACGTACTCGTTCATCTTCTTGGTCACCTGAGAGCGGGAAATCTGCTCACCGACATCCATCTTCAGAAACTTACGCAGCTCCTCGGAGATGTCCAGCGGCTTGTTGAAACCGTTGGTCGTCGAACGAGCCTTGGCCTTCTCGCCCTGTGGGTCCTCAATCAGGTTCTTCACCTTGCGGAGGTCCTTGCGGAGGAGCTTGATCTCATCGAAGATAGTCTGGAGAGTGATGGTGTCAGCCATTGATACTTGTTGAGCCCCTCACATCTTTAACTAGCTTGGCAGTTTGGGTACCAAACACGAGAAGAAGAAGGGTCAGCATTGGCCATGTCAACATGGGTCCGAGGACCATGAACATGATGAGGTGCCACACCATGAAACCACCGTACACGGGCGTGTCTTTTACGAAATTGTATGACGTGAGGTAATCAACCTTTGGTAGGGACTCCTCCATATCTACTGTTTCGTGACATTTTTTTGGCAGCCAATACGAGAAACAGAGCCATCATGAGAGTCCCCAGAACAATCAGAAGGATGATTGCCCATAACGGAAACACGTCACTGCCAGTTACTCCGTCACCGCTCGTCGTTGCCCCATCACCACCGCTCGTCGTTTCTTTTGAAGGCGCTTCGCAACACCCTGGATCACATGGAAACTGTACACCACCCTCCTGGAATGCACAAATCATGTTCGGACCCGATTCCGTTCCTGTTGCGACAGTGATTCCCGGTGTCAATTGTCTCTGATACGTACAGTTCTTCCCAGTGTATTGTGGTCCACAGTATGTCGGTCCCGTCGTCACGTACGTGTTGCCTGTTCCGCAGAGTCCATTGGACTGAATAGTGTACCCAGTCGGACATATTTTCTTGAGGATTGTTGAACTCGTCGACGTGGCACAATTGGACGAATCCCCTGGAATGGGAAAGTACCCAGAGGGACAAACTCCCACGCTCATTTCTACTTAGAGCTTAGGTTTGTTTTTTGAACACATGGAGTACGGAACTCCCGTAAAGATTCCCGACGGTCGTTACTTTCTCAAGGTGTCAGCAAAGGGTGATTCCCGTGTGTTCCACCAGGTGAACAATGTACAGGTTGATGGAACTCTGACCAAGGAGACGCGTCAGGTGAACCTCAAGGTTCCCTCGAAAACTTTGTTTGAGAATATTGATAACGAGCTTCTGAGTCAGGCGGAGGTGAGCAAGCTCGAGTGGTTTGGCAAGGATGTCTCGACCGAGACAATTCGTTCTGCGTACCAGGCCAGCCTGTCTGCTGACGGTGAGCTCTCAGCCACACTGGCTTCCATCAAGGGCAAGGTGGTGACGACATTCTTTGATGCTCAGAAGAACCCCGTTGAGGAGATTTCAGGAGCGTGTGATTTCCTGTTTGAGCTGGCTGGTCTCTGGTTCCTCAAGCGATCCTTCGGTCCCATTTGGCGCGTCGTCCAGGTTCGTCAGCGGGTGGCACAAAAGCCAAAGACGAAGGGGTACCCAGTCGAGTTCCAATTTGCAGACGAGCCAGAGCCAGAGGCGGAGGAGGATGACCCGACGGATTACCTGGACTGAAAAAAAAAGTCGTATACTACTATAACATGGACGGCAAAGGTCTGGCGATTTTGATTCTTCTGTTCCTGATTGCCATGATGGTATTTTATCCTCAGCGTAGCGGCTATATCCCAACCGGAAGCGACCCAGTCGGCGCTTCCGCCCAAGATGCTGGTCCAGCCGGTGATGGTGCTCGTATCACGCAGGGTGGTGCACACATCTCTGCTCCAGGTGGCACATTCATGTCAGTGGATGACCCAGCCCCCTTCGAGGTTGGCAGCGGTTCCATGATGCGGACCGTTGACATGCCAGTGTACGACAACACCAATGTAGGTCTGATTCCCAAGGAGGTGGTGACGACCGAGGATTTCGGTCAGTTTTCTCCAGACGCCATCCTGTCTGGTCAGAACTTCCTGGACCCACGTGCCCAGATTGGTTTCCCCGAGACGATCGGCGGCAACCTGCGTAACGCCAACCGCGACTTCCGCTCCGAGCCAGCCAACCCCCGTGATGCAGTGAGCATCTTTAACCTGTCCACCATTCCTCCCGACACAATGCGCCCCAAGTTTGAGATTGAGAACAGCTACGAGAAGTAGACAGCGACTTGGGCACGGAACAAGTCGCAAAGCGACTTGGGACGAAGAGCACTTAAAAAATAAACACCTTTAACTACCAAATGGACGAGTTTAAATCCATTATGACCGAATGGCTCTCCTTGAAGCACCAGCTTGCTGCTGCGAGGAAAGACATGTCTGTGCTGAACAAGCGTGAGAAGGAGCTCCGGGCGCAGGTCCAGGACCACATGAAGGAGATTAAGGAGACACAGGACGTCGACACGGTCAA